AACCATCCAGCGTCCATTGGAATCTGTGTCAAGATCAAAAATACCGGCAGTTGTTGTACCAATTTGGGCACCAGCTGCAGCATTGATGTAAATCTTACGAACAACCTCACGATTGATCTCTGCAAGAATTTCACCAGAAAGAATGTTAGCAAGTTCTGCTTCTGCATCCAATCCGTGAACGGCACGTAGATCCTGTGCAAGTTCCATTGAATAAGAACCTTTAAGAGCACGTGTTCCTGCTGCGATGGAAACCTTCTCAATTGTGAAGGACATTTCACCGGCAACGTCTGCCTCACCACCTGCTGTTTCAAGAGCACTTGATGCGGAATATTCGTTTCCAGTTTGTGCAGTTCCATCTGTTCCTGTGATTAACAGGCCAGGTGTTGTTACGTTATCACCAGATGCGTGGCCAGGAGTACCTGACTCTGAATCTTCTCCGTCAGGATTGACGCCTGGGAGTTCGTTTCCAGACTGATCGTTAATTCTACTCTTGAGAGCAAAAATCAAACCAGTTGGGCCCGACATTGGTTGTACACCACAAACATCGTATGCTACGAGTTGAGGCATTGCACGGCGAACCATGCTGATAAGAACTGGGTCTGCAAAATCTATACTTGCATGAGTTGGATTTCCTGCTCCACCCGAAAAATCGGCAGCAGTAGTCATACCCTGTACAGTTGTAGGCGTTGCCTCCATCAATAACCCACCTGTACTTGCCTGTTGATCTGCAGCGTACTGCTTTTCAACATTCTCAAGACAGATAGCGGTTACTGCTCTACGATGAGCATCCTTGATCTCAGGAAGATCTGGATGATCAAGAACTGGAGCCCACTTCTTGTTTACTTGTTCTGAGAGTTGCATTTTTAAACTCCTATAATTGTTAAAAAAACTAATTTAAAAAAAAATTACTTACGGGCAATTGCTTGACTGTAAGCTTCCATGATGTTATTCATCTTAGGAGTTTCCTCTGATGGAGAATCTTCCGTGACAACATCTTTCTGCTCAATATTTTCATCCTGTTTTACTTGACTAGGGAAATAACTTTCCTTAATCGTTTTTACTTTATCCTCAAAATCTTCTGTTTCATCAAAAGATACACCTTCAACTAAATCTTTCATCTTTTCAGATTGTGTGTCAGCAAGATCTGAACAGACTTCTTCTAAGATTTTGTTTTTTCGGTAATCGTTAAGTTCGCCCTTAGTTTGGACATTCTCTTCAATTTGAGTATTTAATTGACCTTCAAGTTCCTCAACTTTGTCAAAAAGATTTTCAACAATGTCAACCTTCTCGTCTGGAACTTCAATGTAATGTTCAGTAAAGAGATTCTTTAATCCGCCCATGAACTCTTCAGTAATTTCACTTCGCAGTGAACTTTCAAGTGCAAGTTCGTTCTCTCTCATCCACTCTTCAACTACGTAGTTGAGGTATCCGTCAACTTTTTCAGTCAACTCATCACGGAATGAGATTATCTCTTCTTGTAGATCTGATTGATATTCTTTTTCAAGATCTTCTATTTTAGCCGTTGCAACCTCCATTACTTTCTGATGGACTGCAGCTTCAAAAATTGTAGATGCTTTGGATTTGAACTCTTCTGTAAGTTCTTCTCCTGCAACCAATGCATCAATATCTTCTTTAACATTGATCTCTGGTACAACAATTTTCATTTTCTTTTTCTTTTTACCCACAGCATCAGCGTCACCTTCTGGTGAAGAATCATGTGGTTCTGCACCACCTAAATCATCTGCTGTTGCTTCTGCGACACCCATAAGATCTTTCCACTTAGCGGAAACTTCTTCTTTTTTCATGCCGTTAACTTTGTCAAAGAGTTGCTTGATCATAGCAGACTTGGTAGTAGGAACTTTAAATTCCTCTTTCTTTACCTGCTCTTCTTCTTCCTCTTCTTCTTCCCCCTCTTCTTCGTCTTCGTCATCGTCTTCTTTGACTTTGGCCTTAGACTTTTCAGAAAGTTCTACTTCTGGTTGCTCTTGTTCTGGAGCTTCAACAAGTTCTTCTTGCTCAGACTCTTCCAGAACTTCGGTTTGATTTGTATTTTCTTCAGTAGCCATTGAAACTCCTAAAATTATTAATTCGTTACTGTTAATATTTATAATATCACAAGTTTGACAATAAATTTTTGAACTCAGTTAATTTTACTTCCTCAAGTTCTTTGGAAGCAGCGGAACGAATATTGTTCCTTGCCCTTTCTACATCTTGTTCTCTCAAAAGACCTCCATCCCAAATCCACTCTCTACCTTCCATTATACCTTCAACAAAAGCATTTGGAGCAGAAGGGTCTGCAACAATATCCGCAGCGGTTGCCAAATAAAAATCACTTTGAACAATTTGCGCCTTAGACTCTGGTTTCAAAGTTCCCATTCCTCTGGAAGAAACACCTAACTTTGCACCTTCATCAATAAGATTTTTTACTATTTTGCCATTTGGTGTATCAAGAATCTTTGCTCGTCCAATAAAATTCTTTCCTTCTTTTTTCAAGGTATGAATCATATGTGATGCACGATCAAGATTAACTGTTGGGCCATCTGGATGACCTAACTCACCAAATGCACGTTTAGGTTCTACATATTCTTTTACATATCGGTTTACTTCTTTTTCAAGAACATCCAATGGATATATTCTACCATTTTTGTTCTTTCTTTCCGATTGCATGAATATACCTTCAATGAAATATTGCTTAGGTTTATTTTCTTCCTCTAGCAATTCATAATTTACGGCTTCTTGTAATTCGCAAATTAGTTTCATATTTCCTACCTTTGTACGTTTTCGTGTGCAAAATCCATGATGGTCATAAAACCTTTTGTGTCTTTATTCATGTCTTTTCGCACCTTTTTTTGTTTAGAACTATTTAGGGAGTCAAAAGTCTTGAGTATTTGTTTAGCAGAATCGGGATCTATTTTGTGTGATGATCCAGATTTAAGTGACACATCTGCTTCTTTCTTAGACTTTACAATTTTCCTTAATTGGTCAATTACATCTCCCTCAAAAATCTCTATTTTTTCTCGCTCTACTACTTCCAATTTAGTAGAACATCCGATAGATTCTCTGAATTCCTTAAATGTTTTCATTATGCTGACCAACCAGAATCTTTAGAAAATTCTATCATAATAAATCCAGTTGTATTAACAGGAACACACTCAATATCTGCCGAAGTAGCAGTAGTGTTTGTTGCATTATTATTAATTGCGGGGCCATCATAGTATCCCGATCCTGCAAGTCTTATTGCAGATGTGTCGGCACTTGCACCTTTAAATTCTATCAATGCAGAACCACCAATACCATCATCTGCTCCACTTGTTAATCCCCACCGCATTCTACGAATATTAAGTTTTGCTCCATTCGCAAATCCAGCTAAACCATCTGCATCTAATGCAGTTGCAGAAACATTATGATCACTAAGATCTAATAAAATTACTACTTTCCCATATCCTGTAGAAGCTTTTCCTGTGTCTATAAGTGTTCTAGTTGCAAATGCCATTATGCCTCCGTAGTTTGTACTTCTGATTCTGGTGCGGCTTTAACTTCAACCTCAGCAGGTTCTGGTATATCTTCTTTTGTTTTGAACATTTTAGCAGAAACTTCCTGTTTCTTGTTTGCAAGAAAATTTACTACTTTGTCCGAAATTAATTGTCCAAATGCATCGGTTACTTTCGTAGGTTTGCTTTGCATTGAAAAATCAATAATGTCTACTGGTCTATACTCTTTAGTCTGTACTTGTTGTTCTGCCATTTAAATCTCCAAAAAATTACTATTAATATTTATAAACTTTTAAGAGTGAGGAATCACATTTCATCCTCATCTCCTTCATCTTCATACTCACCTTCGGCTTTTTCTTTTTCCATTTGAGAATCTTGCATTTCAATATCATCATCAGACTGCCTAAGAACATTTTTCCTAAACCATTCTTTTGAATAATATTGACCTACCCAATCCTCCATATTCCTTGCAAGATCTATTCTTTGTGACAAGGTTTCCTGCTGTTTAAACTCTGTATAATAATGATCTTTTTCAAACTTGTAATGAACCTTATCTTTAATTTTTGCCCATTCTGCGGCAGTCATTACATTTTTTAAGATCACTTGTTTTTCCATAATTTCATCAAATACATGAGAAAAACGTGTCTGTAATTTCTGGATAAACTTACTGAAAAGAAGTTCGTCCCTAGTTATCTCGCTTTCTCTCCCCAAAGAGAAACCAGAGTCAGACTCTAAACGAGATACAGGAACGTGTAATGATTTGTATAATTTCTTTTGAAAAAATTCAACATCTTCCAGTTGTCCTAGATTTTCTCCGCCAGGAAGTGTGGTAATTTCTGTTCCTCTTCCACCTTCTCTTCGTGGCAACCAGTAATCCTCCAACATGGATTGATGTCTGCGATCATCTTTAACTTCACCAGATTCAGAATCGTATACTAAACGATTTTTATATCGTGTCATAATGTCACGAATATATTGTTCTGCTTTGACCTTTGGTAAGTTACCTACATCAATGTAAAAAATTCTTCGTTCTGGAGCTCGTGAGATACGATAAATTACAATCGCATCTTCTACCATTTTAAGTTGATTTAATGGTTTGATTGATTTGTGTAGATATGATAATACTTGTCTTTTGTTTGCGTTCAGTATTCCAGATGTTGCATATGCAATACTATCCCCCGAAATCATAAGACCCTGACCAGTTTTAGCATCCAACCCTGCTTCATTATATGTGTACATTGGATGTATCGCAATTTCTATTTGTTTTTGGTCTTTTTTCTTTTGATTGACTTGTTTTACTTTTTTGATTTTTGTAGAATCAAGACTCCTGAGTTCCACTATTCCCAATTGCGGATTATTTTCATCTATCATAATATGATAATATATTCTACCTTCAATATACCATCTGCGGAAAATATCATGCCCAAAATTATTAAAATTCAACAAATCAAGAACTTTTGTAAATTCTTCACGTACTTTTTTCTTGATTGGTTCTGATAAATCTGTTTGGTCTAAAACAATATCAACTGGTGGGTTTGTTCCGTCTTGAACAATTGCTTCATTTATGATGTTATCAATTGCAATTTCACAATCAGAAACTTGAGACATTTCACGATACTTCATGATTAGATCAATTTCAGACTTAAATTGACCTTCCATGTCCATATAGGAGCCATACGCACCGGCCCCCGATACCATCATTGCACCATCTTCATTTTCTGGAAGAGTGAATGAAGGTACATTTGCGTTTGTAACTTCCTGACTTTTTCTTTCAATTTTGAAACCAAATATCTCAAATGCCATAATTTATTCTCCTAATTTCCAAATACTGTTGATTCATTACCTTGACTATCTTTAGCAACCCATTTAGTATATGTCCAAGTACAACTAAATTCTTCAATTTCTTGTGTTCCCCAATCTAAATTGATTGCAGCTATTGCAGTAGGAAATGCGCCTTTGAATTCATAAGCTCTAACCACTTTTCCATTTTTTCCATACTGTTTTACTTTTAAATCTTGTTTATATGCCGCATTTTCACCTTCTAATTTAGCAGAAGTACCTGTCCATTTCTTACTTCTAGTATTTAGTGTGTCAGAAATAAGTAACATCCAATCTTCTAATCTTGAACGAATAGCAAAATCTTCATCATTGACTATAGTGGTTTCCCATGTTAAGTCTGAAGTACGATCCCCAGCAACTTTTACTGTTTTGCCGTGATAATATACATCGTATGTTCCGATTGTACTGGCAGGAATAGTTGTGGTTTTAACTAATAATTCAGAAGAATTATGAGTTCCAATTTTGTGTGGTTCTATAGGGGAAGGGTAGGAAAATTCAAC